ACATATAAACAATCAAACACATGGATTTAGGACTAGAAGCCCTTAGTAAGATTACAGTCTTCAGCAAATATGCAAAGTTTATCCCCTCCAAGAACAGACGTGAGACTTGGGATGAAATTGTTAACCGCTATGAAGATATGATGATAGCAAAGTACCCACTATTGAGTGCAGCTATTGTCGAAACAGCAAAGATGATTCGTGAGAAGAAGGTGTTACCTTCAATGAGGGCTTTACAGTTTGCAGGACCAGCAGCAGAGGTTAACAATGCTCGTATCTACAACTGTTGTTACCTACCTATCGATAGCTTACATAGTTTCTCTGAGAGTATGTTCTTGTTATTAGGTGGTACAGGTGTAGGTTATTCTGTGCAACGTCACCACGTAGCAGAACTACCAGCAATCACTAAGCCAGGTAAAGCTCGTACATACCTTATCGAGGATTCGATCATGGGATGGGCAGATGCAGTGAAGGTATTGATGAAAGCCTATTTAGAAGGTGGATTCATGCCTAAGTTTGACTTCCGTGCTATTCGTGAGAAAGGTGCAACATTGGTAACAGCAGGTGGTAAAGCACCAGGTCCTGAGCCATTGAAGCTATGCCTAGCACACGTACAAGCTATGCTTGATAGAAAGCAAGAAGGAGAGAAGTTATCTTCTTTAGAGTGTCATGATATATTGTGTCACATCGCTAACTCTGTACTTGCAGGTGGTATCCGTAGATCAGCTATGATCTCTCTATTTGATCATGATGATGAAGAGATGATTACATGTAAGTATGGTAACTGGTGGGAGACTAATGAACAACGTGGACGTGCTAACAACTCAGCTGTTCTACAACGTGGTGAAGTTAATGAAGAAGAGTTTATGGCTCTATGGAAACGTGTAGAAGCATCAGGATCAGGAGAACCAGGATTGTATTGGACTAACAACAAAGATTGGGGAACCAACCCATGTTGTGAAATTGCTCTACGTCCTTACCAGTTCTGTAACCTATGTGAAGTTAATGTATCTGATGTAGTAGATCAAGAAGACTTAAATGCTCGTGTAGCAGCTGCTGCATTCTTTGGTACATTACAAGCAGGATTCTTTAACTTCCATTACTTACGTCCTATCTGGGCTAAGACTACACAGAAGGATGCTCTATTGGGTATTGGTATGACAGGTATTGGTTCAGGAGAGATCTTGAAATATGATCTTGAAATAGCAGCTGATGTAGCTAAGAATGTTAACTCTATGATTAGTGAGAAGATTGGTACTAACGAGGCAGCTCGTATCAACTGTATCAAACCTTCAGGTACTACATCACTAGTGTTAGGAACAGCATCAGGTATCCATGCTTGGCACAATGATTTCTACTTACGTACAATGCGTTTCAACAAGAATGAAGACATTGCACAATACCTAATGACTAATCACCCTGAGTTATGTGAAGACGATGTATTACGTCCAACAGATACAGTGTGTGTACGTATTCCTGTTAAAGCACCAGAAGGATCTATTCTTCGTACTGAGACAGCAATTGATACACTAGAGCGTGTAAAGCACTTCTCTGACAAGTGGATCAAACCAGGACACATCAGTGGTGATAATACTCATAACGTATCAGCTACTATCTCTATTGATAGTAATAGAACATATGACACTATTCTTCCTAACAAAGGAGCTGGTACATATGATGAGTGGGAAGTTGTAGGTGAGTGGATGTGGTTGAATCGTGAGTCTTACAATGGACTATCTGTACTACCTTATTGGGGTGGAACATATCAGCAAGCTCCATTCGAAGACATCACTGAAGAAGAGTACAATAAGCGTATCGTAACTCTTAAAGAGTTAGACTTAACTAATGTAACTGAAGCTAATGACAATGTTGAATTCGGACAAGTTGCAGCCTGTGCAGGAGGTGCCTGCGAAGTTAATTAAACCATTCACACGTGAGTTCCTCGCTAGTCGAGGAACTTGCTGTGGAAACGGGTGTATGAACTGCCCATACGAGCCCAAACATACCAAAGGCAGTAAGAATTTGAAGTAGTGATGCTTTAATTTTTGATTGTGAACAGAGTACAAATAGCCTAGATGTTTTGCGTCTGGGCTATTTTATTTAATGAATATTTCGTAACTTTAAGTGAACAAAAAATAACTAAATAATGGCTAAGAAGCAAACAGAAGCATCTTCGGGTAAATCGAAGTTTCAGGAGGTATTGGACTCCCTTAACAAAAAGTATGGTGAAGGAACCATCTTATCGTTAGGTGATAAGAACCACAACGAGTATGATCTTATCTCAACAGGATCAATTGCATTTGACCACATCGCTTTAGGTGTGGGAGGTTTCGTTAAAGGGAAACTTTATGAACTAGTAGGCTGGGAAGGTAGTGGTAAATCTACTATCTGTGGTCATGCTGTAGCTAACTGTCAGAGTGCAGGTGGTAAGGTGTTATACATCGATGGCGAGCATGCTGTTGATCCTAACTACTTCACTGCTCTAGGTGTAAACATCTCTGATATGTTAATCGCTCAACCAACTTGTGGCGAGGAGGGTTTCCAGATTGCAATGGACATGATCAATACAGGAGAGATTGATCTTGTTATCATTGACTCAGACTCATCATTGATTCCTAAGAAGGTATTAGATGGTGATGTAGGTGATAGTTCTATTGGTCGTAAGGCTAAGCTTAACAGTGATGTATATCCTAAGTTAAAAGGTATTCTATCTAAGCATAACACATGCGTTATTGTCGTAAGTCAGTATCGTGAGAAGATTGGTGTTATGTTTGGCGATCCTCGTACAACTCAAGGTGGTCATGCGTTAAAGTTCTATGCAGACGTGCGTGTAGAAGTTAGTAAGACTCATGCTAAAGATGGTAATGATATCTATGGTAATGTTACCAAGATTAAGACTATCAAGAATAAGATGGCTCCTCCTTTCAGAGGTGTAGAGTTTGAGATTTTGTTCGGTGTGGGTATTGATCGTATGCTAGAAATCATGGAGATGGCTAGTGAGCTTAACATCTTACGTAAGTATGGTAAGACTATTACATACAACGAGACTAAGTATGATGTTGAAGAGTTCAGAACTCTATTGACTGATAACGATGAGTTCTTTGATGCGTTAAAGCAAAACATCATTGATAAAATTAATGAAGAAGAAATAGTAATAAACGAAATAAACGAAACAGACAATGAAGATTCAATTCAAGAAGTTAGTACCACAGGCACAGAAGCCTAAGTTTGGAAAACCAGGTGATGCTGGTGCAGATCTAGTAGCTATATCTGAAATAGTACATGATGAAGAGTTTTACCATACAGTAGTGTATGGTACAGGTATATCTGTAGAGATACCTGAAGGTATGGTGGGACTTTTATTCCCAAGATCATCTATAAGAGATACAAATCTTATTATGACTAATTCTGTTGGTGTTATTGATAGTGGTTACAGAGGTGAGATTATGGTAACATTTAATGTTATAGATCCAGAGTTAGAAATGAGTGTACCTGGTCGTTATAAAATAGGTGATCGTATTGCTCAGTTAGTAATCATGCCTGTACCATTAGTACAGTTTGTAGAAGTAGATGAATTATCAGAAACAGAAAGAGGAACAGGTGGACATGGATCAACAGGAAATTGAGCATAAACTACAAGGTAATACATTACAAGATCCCTATGGAGCACGTAAAGTATTGAAAGAGATACTAGATAGAGATATGGTGAATCATCCTGATCACTACCAAGGTAATAAGTTTGAGGTTATTGATGTAATCGAAGACTACAATCTTGGTTTCCATCTAGGTAATGCTGTTAAGTATATCCTTAGAGCTGGTAAGAAAGATGCAAGGAAGCAGGACCTCAAGAAAGCTTTGTGGTACATCCAACGAGAGATAGATCGTGAAGACGTGTAGTGTAGAGGGCTGCGAGAATCGTGTATGGGGAAAGGGCTTATGTTTGAATCATATCAAGCGTAAGCCCATCACTCCTAAACGAGGAGGGCTATTGAAAATGAGGCGTGAATTGTTTGTAGTTCGAACTAAGATAGAGACCATGAGAAACTTCTTTATGGAGATTTGGAAAGAACGCAAACACTACTCTGAGGTTAGTGGTGACTATCTAGGATCGGAACCATTATCAACTTTCTTTCATCATATCCTTCCTAAGGGTAAATATCCTGATATGGCATATGATAAATCTAATATTATTTTATTAACTTTGGAAGAACATACTAATGTGGAGAATGATATCTACAGGTATGAGGAAGTAAATAAGAGACGTATTGAACTTTTAAACAAAATAAACCAATGACAAACCAATTCTTTTACACTCGTATAGAGGGAGACAAAGAGTACACAGACTCTTTTAATGTAAACAAAGTAATTCGCAGCATCGCATTTGAAGATGAGATAGTTATTCTACTAGATGACATCCATGAGCGTGTTGAGGAGGTTCCTACACTTAACCCTAAGACTGGTAAAGTTATAGGTGTACAACGTAAGCGTGACATCTTCCAATCAGATATTCATTTGAAAGGTGATGATGTTGCAAGATTTAAGAAACTAACAAACATTGAAGCATAATGGCAGATTTTAAAAAATTACTAGGAAACAGAATCCTTTTAGACCTTCCTAATAAAGAAGAAGGTAAACTTATCGTAGATGAGAACACTAAAGAAGCTCTTGAAAAAGAGATGATGCAAAAGCTTAAGAAGCTAACAGTGTATGCTACAGGTGATCTTGTTAGCAATATCAAGGTAGGTGATGAGGTCTTAGTTGATCCAGCAGCTTTAGGAAAAGCACCAGTGCTTCCTATTGTTGAAGAGAATAAGTTATTAGTTACACCATTTGATGTAATCTTAGTTTGGTAGATGGAATACATTACTTGTCATATAGGAGGTAGGCTTGGTAACAACTTGTTTATGATCGCTAACGCTTATGCAAGAGCATTAGATGAGAACAAACGCTTTGTTGTTTATCGAGACTACCTCACGTATGGTAATGATGATTACCCTAGTAACATATTAAGAAAGATTGATCTAGTAGAACATCTAGATCATTCACAAAAAGCATACATGGGATACTTTCAGAGTGAGTCATACTTTGATAAGTATAGTGAGAATATCAAGTCTTTATTTAGTTATCCTCTTGAGTTTGAACAAAGAATACGTACAGAACTACCTTTCATATTTGAAGGTGATGTTACAGTTATTAACGTTCGAAGAGGAGACTATCTACATTCACCCAACTACCATCCAGTAGTAACGCCTGAGTACATTCATAAAGCAAACGCACTGATACCTAATACAAGACACTATCTAATAGCTAGTGATGATATTGATTGGTGCAAAGAACATTTACACTTTCCTAACTCAACATACCTACAAGGATATAGAAGCTATGAGCAACTGTGGATTCTGTCTATGTGTAAGAACTTTATCATATCCAATTCATCATTCTCATGGTGGGCTGCATATCTATCAAGAGAACCTAATAAGATTGTTGTGGCACCTGAAACATGGTTTGGTCCAGAACACATAGGTGACTGGAGTAATATGTATTGTAAAGATTGGACTATTCTCCCAACATATTTCGAAAACGGATTAATCAAACCAAAATGATATCAGTACTAACAATTACTTATCAACGCCACAATCTATTAGAGGAGGCTATTGAATCATTCTTACAACAAGAAGGAGACTTCGAAATGGTTGTAGTTAATGATAGCCCTAGTGTAGAATATACATACGATCACCCTAGAGTTAAGATCCTTAACTGTAAGGAAAGATTTCCTTCTATTGCTGCTAAGCTAGAGTGGGGATACAGACAGTGTAAATATGATTTCATCTACAGACTAGATGATGATGATTTGATTGCTCCTAAAGGATTAAAGATCACAGCTGATGCTATTACAGCACACCCAGGATATGAGATTTACAGAGGTCCATCACATTACTTCTATGTAGATAATAAATATGTTCAGAAGAGTGACAACATCAATAACGGAAACTGTTATACCAAAGACTATCTAGGTAGAATCAAGTGGCCAGATAAGAGTGGTGATGAGGATGCTGATATTACCTTCGGTCATCACGCAAACATCTTCAAACTATCTGATGTAACCATGATTTATAGATGGGGAATGGGAACACTACATATATCTGGTATGGGTATACTACCAAGTAAAGAAGTGTTAGAACGCACAGACAAGGTGCTCAATGGTGAATCAGGAACCATAGCTCTTAATCCACATTTTAAAGAAGACTATTACGGTCAACTACCTAAGCCATACGCATGGCATAGATGATAAAAAGAAAAAGGAGGCCAATGGTCTCCTTTTTACTTATCACAAAATGAAAAACAAAATTCAATTATTTAGACAATCTCTTTTGTTTAAGAGGCCACATAGGACTCTTTAATCTTTTAGGTGTATCTGCTTCTCTCATGAAGTTATTCTTAGGAGAAGGATTCTTTACCTTAGGTGCATTGCGTGGCTTGCCAGACTTCTTAGCTTTACCAGCAGTCATATTACTTGCAGCCATATTTACATTTAGCCATCTTGGCTACTTTAGCACCTTTCTTAGCAATAACACCACGTCCTTTTAAGATGTCAGCTTTAGTCACTTTACCATCTTTGTTTAAGTCAGGGAATGAACCACCAGACTTAGCTCTCTTCTTAGGAATAACAATCTTGTTTCTAGAAGGAATAACAATATTGTTTTTAGAAGGAATTTTAAATTTATTTGATTCAGCTGAACCATCTTTTGCAGGTTGAGGAACTGTAAACTTGTTCGACATAGAATAACCTGATTGAGCTTTCTTCATCTTACCACCATTTTTCATAGGAGTTCTTGATGTACTAGATTCACTTCCTCTCTTTGTACCAGTTTTAATAGTACCATCTTTATTAAGTGTTCCATCTTTAATGCCTCTTTGAATAGTTGGTTCTAAAGGAATTTTACCTCTTTTTTTATCTCTCATGTAGTCTGCATACGTATCTGCCATGATTCTATCATTAGCATCATCATCATACTTAGGTACCTTTGTTCCCTTTTGGGCTTTCTTCACGGACTTACCCATGCCTTTTTTTACAATAGCCATTGTCTTATTTCTTTTTAGTTTGAGCTTTAATTTTCTTCTCCTGCTTTAACATAGCAGCTGTAGGTTTCTTACCTGAGCCTTTATTAGCACGAATGTTGTCCCATAGACCACGCTTAGAATACGATCCATCAGCACGTTTAATCATACCACCCATTTTCTTCTTAGGAGTAGCATCTTTCATTGCTTTATCAGCAATGTTTTTTAATCTAATAGATTCTTTTTTATTTCTTTCAGCAGCATCAATTCTATCAAAAGCTGCCTTATAAGCTCTTGTTGAATCTGCACGTGTAGATTTCTTATTTAAAGTAGATAAAGGTGATCCAACACCAGCTAAACCACTTTCTTTTCTAAGAGAATCTGAAATTGCATAAATTCTGCTTACTGGCAATTTGGTTCCCTTCTGGGCTTTCTTTAATACTTGCTTTGCCATCTTAACACTTCCACTTACGTAGAGATTTATTGATACGAGAATTAGGATCGTTTGCTGTCTTAGAGCTTGTTAGTTTCTTCTTCATACCTGACATCCTCGCACAGAATGACTTCTTGCGAGGACCACCTTCAGGTTGTGGAGCTTTCAAACCAGGCTTACCTGGATTAGCTTTGTTGTAGGATGCTCTACCCTTTGCGTTTAGGCCACCAGATTTACTTTTTCCTTCTGATCTTTGCCATGCTGGACTTTTTGCCATATTCAGGATTGTCTTTGTGCCACTTCTTAACAGACGCAACACCTTGTGAAACAGTTTTAGCTCTTGATTTAGCAGTAAGGTTAATCTTGTCCCACTTACCAGCAGGACGACCAGCTGTATGATCTACAACTATATCTCCTTTATCACCTATACCCTTGTCAACCTTCTTCTTAAAGACTTTATGTGTTTGACCACCAGCTTTAACAACCTTACCACCATTCTTTAATGATGTACCATCCTTCTTAATAAGATGACCATTAGGCACAGGTGTGATAGCTCCCTTGATTGAAGGGATACTATCACCATTTCTGAGCACTCCTTTACCTACATAGGCTGTAGCCTTCTGTGGATTATATGGACCAGGCTTTCTTATAGATGCCATTATTTTCTCTTACTAGCAGTCTTCTTACCAGCGATAGTACGCTTTTGTACTTTAGTGTAAGCTCCTTTAGGATCTACCATACCAGCTTTAGGTTGTTTACCAACAACTCCACCAGCTTGATATTTCTTTACCTTACCACCCATCTTCCTCTTAGATGTAGAGTCTTTTTTAGCTGCATTAGCTGCATTAGTAGAATCAGAAGCAGCTTTTTGAGCAGCACGTTCTTGACGATTAGAATAATAAAGTCTACCTTCAGCTTTATCTTTATCAGTGATTTTAGCACCACTTGCTTTGAAGAAAGGACTTGCAGCAGCACCTAATAAATTTACTCCAGTAACAAGTGGAGCATATGCTGTTTTAAAAATAGTATTTCCAATTTTGCGAACAGTTCTGTCACCTTTAGTTCTAGTAGAATCTTTAGCACCAGCAAAATCTGTTTTAAGAAAATTTCTAGTATCTTTTAATGCTGTAGTAAATGCATTTCCTTTTGTTTTAACTTTAACTTCTTTGAGAGGTTTATTCATCTCATGCATGTCTGTTCTTGTGTTATACCTATTAGTGGTATCAGACGATGCTACGTTATCACCATTTTGAGCCTTACGCATTGGAGATTTCTTCTTCATCATTGCAGGCTTACCTGCCATCTTTTTCTTTAAAATTGCCATGATTATTTCTTCTTAGAAATTTTCTTCATCATCATTTTAGGTGCTACCTTCTTAGCCACTTTACCACCCATTTTCAATGAATCCTTTTTCAAAATTCTTTTTCTTAATTCCTCAATATCTCTTCTGAGTTCTGCATTCATAGTGCTATCGATTTTATTTATAGCAGGTGTTCTTGTAGGACGCTTAGGTCCCTTACCTACAGTAGGTACAGAACCACCAGTTTGGTATTTCTTCATCTTACCACCCATCTTCATTCTAGATGTACTATCTGACGCACTCTTCTTCTTTCTATCATCAAAGAAATCATCTGATAGAATTGGTTTTGGACCACGAAAGAGAGGCTCGTCTTTAACTGTTACATTGGGTAACATACCTCTATCAATTGTTTTTACTTTAGTGCCTTTTTTAGGCTTGTCCGTCATTTTTGCCATGATTATTTATTGTTTAGATTTACGCTTTGCAGCCATTTTTTTGAAAGTTTTTGCTAGAGCTTTTGCTTTACCTGTGCAACCAGGTTTAGTGATAGGAGTGCATTTACCCTCCGTACCTCTACGTTTGATGGAGGCTGTCGCCTTCTGAATCCACTGTTTTGCCATACCTTCTAAAAGTTATGTTGGGTTTAACAATTATATCTCTGTTAGTATATTGCCAGAGCTCCCCAGTGGCATTGATGATGATTGTGTATATTGTATCTGTTTCGTAACCGTAATCTAGAACCAACCAAACAACGCCATCTCCCTTAGGTGTAGTAACTTCTAGTCGATTGGTTGGTTCATAAATCATTATTGTTCTGTGTGTTCAGTGATCACACCTTCAGCAACACCCTTGGCCATCATTTGTTCAATAACTTCAGCAGCATCTGCAGCACGCAAGATAATTTGAGCTTGCTCTGTAGAGATAACTGCACGTAATGTATTTAACAATAGACCAAATTCGTTACCTGAGATTGGAAAAGTTGCATCCTTAGACCAGATGTACTTCTTACGAGGATCGTAAACTGGTACTTCTGTTGCAGATGTTTCTTCGTCTTTTACTATTTGCATGATTTCTTAAATTTTGGTTTGAACAAATATAATCATCCTAAATCAATATCAAAAGAAATTACTGCATTTGTTTTAATACTTTTTGACATGTCAAGCTTGATCTGGAACCTGTTATGGAACTTAAAAAGCTCTTCAATAATTGCATTCGTATACTTAGCGAGAGAAGGGGCTATCCTAAATGAATAATGATTAGGATGTTTTGTTACCTCCATGGTACACAATTCATCCACACTATCTATGATTCCTTCTAGATGAGCGAAATACACCTCATCATTGTGTCTCATTATCTTAGGAAAGAATTTCTTCTCTATCTGCATTACGACAACGTCAGTAGGTATTTAGTTTTAGCTGCCTCACCAGATAATGCATCAGCTAAGTTACATACATCATGGTAAGCATTCTTTTCTCCATACATCTTTAATGATGATGCGAATGCCATTACATCTGATACACATTTTTCAGCTGTACAGTCTGTGAGAGGTTCTATTCTAAAAGCTCCAGGTCTTTTACCTGTATAGCCCATGATCTTCTCAATCAATCCATCTTTGAAATCATGTATGTAATCATACAATGCTCCTGTAGCTTGATGTTCTGCATAGCTGGTTGTTTGCCAGTGAGTCAAATGTAATTGCTCATGGAAGTAAGTAAGCTTGGCAGCGATGCTCTCTAATGAGAGCTCGCTATCCATTGCTTTACTTAACATTTCTTGAGGAAATAATGATTTAGCCATTATACTTGTTGTGTAGTTGTAGTTGTTGTAGTCGGAGCCACTGTTGTAGTGGTCGTAGTTACAGGTGCAGTCGTTGTTGTAGTAGTGGTAGGAACATAGTTGCAGCACTCGTATGCAACAATCTCTTGCCAGTTACCATTCTTTGGTTTGTTCTTTCTCAGAACCAAGCTGCCTGCGACAACTCTTCCGCTTCCATCGAAGCGAACAAATGCTTTAAGATTTCTCTGATTTGACATGACTTTAGTAATTTAATTTATATTTATGTTTCAACTTCATTAGTTGCTCTGTGTAATAATGTGTACCTCTTTCTTGAGCCTTAGGGCTATTGTACACAAACTCTAAATGTTCATCCTTCATAGGATCACCACCTGTGTGGTAAGCTCCTTTGTAAAATGCTGGGTACTCACCCATATCTTTGCTGACAATACCTGCGTTGTGGAAGATTCCTAAACGCTTGACCTTGTCAATAGGATCTGATGCCCAAGAGAATTCCATTTCAGGTAAATTCTTAGTGACCCCATTTCTATACCAAATAGCCCAGAGGACAGCCCACATGTCAGCACACCAACTTTGAAAGCCTTTAGATTCATTCTCAAAATACAGTCTATTTACGTGAGTTAAATAAGTTCGTATTGTAATGCAATCTCTTAGAACCTTCTCCCAGAATATGGCATCAATATTCTTTAATAGATATTGTGCACCTCCTGAGTGGTCGTTGTTCTTCTCTGCTATCTCACGTGAAATACCACATTGTGTAGCTAGCTCACCAAGAACATCAATCTTTTTATATCCGTGCATCCTATCAGGTAACACATCTTTAATCTTACTGTCAAAATATGAAGCGTTGATATAGCTGTTTGTATCAGACAGATAGTTAATATCGTCATCAAGGTAAGCATCAACATTAAAATTCTCTGTAAAGACAACATCAGAATCACAGTACATCACAGCATGGTTCTTCATGTCTGGATGATCCTGCCAGTAACGCATCAATACATATGGTCGTAACACTGGTATGTATGTTGATAGCTTCTGACTTATACCATCTTGATCTTTATAGAAGACAAACTTTGCTTCTGGGTAAAGACCTATCACCTGTTGCCACTTATCATTCCTGTCTCTAAAAGACGGAATGAAGATAAGTACAATAGCTTTATCTGAGTGTCCAATGTTTCTCAAGCTTTCTAACCATAGATGTACCTGCCAAGTATAGTAGGTATCATCTGGTTGAGCACAGATAAACTTTAATTCCTTCATGTAGTTAGTTGTTGGTTTAATTAATTATTACGGAGCTATGGTAGTAGTTGTTGTAGTCGATGTACTACTAGTTGTTGTAGTAGTTAATTCTACATTACCTGCTACCTTTATCAAGTTCTCTAACTGTTTTGATATATTCCAAAGCAATTTAGCTCTTTGACTCCATCCTATTTGTTGACTTGGTATTGCCATTGTTTTATATTTTTAAACGTTACCCATTTGTAATGAACCTTGTACTCCAACAAATGGATTGCTTGCAGAGTAAGATGCTCCAGAGTTTGTAGCATTGTGGTTGTTACCACTGTTGTCAGTTAATTGTGTCTCTATAGTATTTCCTTGGAAGATTAACAACTTAGTTCCCATAAGACTAGCTAATTGAGAAGTTGGAACTGTAAATCCAGCACTATCATAAACTTGAGTGGTAGTCCATCTAAAGTTACTTATCAATCCGTTGAATCCTGAACTAGGCTCATTACCATATCCAATTGTTAATGGTAAGTTTTGGCTAGAAATAGATCCACTATAAGCAGCAGTATTTACCTGAACACCATTTACATACATATAAGCTGTAGATTCTACTCCCATTACACAGATGTGAGTCCACTGTCCTGGAGTGAATGTAACTCCTGTAGCAAGTAAAGCTCCTCCATTTGCCCAGAAGTATAATGAACTTCCACTACCTTCAATAGAAATAGCGTTAGGAGCAGGATATGCACCAAAGCTATATGGACGAGGGAAACCACTAAAGTTAGTTACGTTAACAAACATCTCAATAGTGAAGTCTCCTACAATATCAAAGTCTGAACTAGCAGCAATACCTACATAACCTGGAGGGCCTTGATTTACAATAGTTTCCCATCCTTTGTTTTGTAAGTTTGTCTTAGCTGTAGCACCATTTCCTGTAGGAATAGCATTTGTACCATCAGCTAAATCTACAAATCCATTTTCCACACCACTACCATCTAACCATTGTAATGTATTATTTACAGCTTCTTCTGTAAGAGCATTACCATTAAGATTAAGATTATTAATATATGCTTCAGGTAATGTTATTGATGTAATATTATTACCAGAAAGATCTACAAATGTAAGAGCATTGAATGATTGTGCTGAGATATCTAAAGCTCCTGATATACTACAACCATCCATATCAAGGAATGCCAAACTAGTAAGTCCTGAAAGATCAGGAATACCAGCTGAGAAATCATTATCATCAAGACGTAATTGATCAAGAGCTGTGCATCCTGATAAGTTAATATCAGTTAACGAATGACCACTATCATCTAATTTAATAGTATCACTTACATCTACAGCTATTAATTGTGTAAGTCCAGATAGATCTACTGTAGTTAATGAAGTCCAGTCTGCATTAAAGTTCTGCAGATTGGTTAGGTTTTGTAAACCAGTTACGGATGTTATTGTTGTTGCCATGTTATCTAATATTAGTCAGCTGCCCAGAATGTTAATGATGTTACTTTATTTGCATCACTGAAACATAGTTGAACAGTGTGTGCAGTGTTTTGAGCAGTGTATAGATGTTCTATATCTACAGTGCTACCAGTAGCAATAGTACCATTACTTGTAGTACCATCACCCCATGTAGCAGTATATGTTATATCTGCTGATACTTCAAGAGTCATTCCAAAGTTAAGTTGATTATACAGTGTAGTATCAGCTACAAAACTAATGCAGTTTGGATTAGCCTGCGGTTGACCAATGTTATATACAACTCTGGTCAAATACTCTAATTGCTTAGAGATTTGCCACAACAGATTTTCTTCTGTTCCCCAACCTATTTGTTTAGATGGTATAGCCATGTTATTGTTATTTTAATATATCTTATTTAATACGAATACATCACTGTAAATAATATTATCTACATTAGCAGCTCCCCATTGAATTGTAATCTGTAATGTATTGGAGACTGTTGTGTCAAATGTTGTATTATTAACGGTATTAAAAGAGAATCCTTCTACACTACCATTATTTGTTTTTGCATATTGAAACTGTCCTAATGAAACCATCGATGCTACACCTGCAGCACCAAGTTGTCTAACTGTAAAGTTTATTGACAATGTCCAAATATCATTAATGATAGCACTTGTAAGATCTTGAACTCCACTATCAAAAAGAATAACTGATCCAGCTGTTCCAGCCTTAAGTCTTATTCTAATAGTTTGATTATTTGCAGCATTCATTACACCAGCAAGATCTGCTCTAAAGCTATCACCTACAGCAAATTGATTAGCTCCTACAGTAAGAGTACCTACACCACCGTTAATAAGACTTGTTTCTGTAGTAGTGTTAGTAATAGGAGTACTATCAGCAGTTTGAGCAAATAATCCAAACACTGTAGGGAAAGGAAACACAGGAGATGTTCCTGAAGTACCTGACACACCTGCTGTTCCAGAAACACCTGAAGAACCATTAGCTCCTGAGGTTCCAGCAGAACCTGACGTACCTGCTATACCTGAACTTCCTGATGATCCACTTGTTCCTGCACTACCAGAGGTTCCAGAACTTCCGTCTCCACCAGCAGCACCATTAAGATTAACCGTCCAATCACTAAATGTTCCTGATCCTGTAGTCTCAGAAGGTACACCAAATACCAAAGCACCTGTACCAGAATCATAAGAAACCACCATCGATACTTGATGATGAGTAGAATCGTATGATATAATAATATCTTGTGCTACTGTATATGATAAACCTGTACCTACAATTATAACACCTGCATTACCTAATGTAAACTCTGTTACAGACTCTGTTCTATATCTATCTCCAGATAAACCAGACGTACCAGTTACACCTGAGCTTCCCGATGTGCCACTCAAGCCTGCTGTTCCTGCTGATCCAGATGTGCCAGAAATACCACTGGTACCAGCACTTCCTGAAATACCAGATGTACCACTAATGCCAGAAGTCCCTGAACCTCCTACAAAGTTATCAAGGTTTAGCCATCCCTTGTATCCATTACAAGGGTTACACGTTGTTTGCCAGAAGCCAGGTTTTATAAAAGTAGGCATGCTGTTCTATATTTTAATTAGTTATTACCTCATCTGATCCTCTATCAATAAGAGTCTGCTTATCAATTAAACCTTGTCCTGTTGGTGCAGCACTTGTGCCTCCAGATAAATTTACTTGATTATTCCATAAGACGGTCCCGTTAGTTCCATCTAAAGAAACCAATAATGCTAATATATAATTAACCGTTTCTTCGGATAAAGCATTATTTTCAAATCCAACTGAAGAAAGATTTTTTACGGTACCTATTTCTCCAATATTAACAGTTGTCAAAAGTGTATTACCTGCGATATATATAGC